TTCTGTCAATGGTGGAGAAAGATTGGTGGTGAAATTTGGTTATGTCCTTGGATGCAAACACAACATATCGGTACATACCCATTCAGCGGTAATCTACCTAAAATTGCTGAACTAACAGGAAAATTATAATGGCTATTATAGCTCTTGTCGGTTTCATAGGATCTGGTAAAGGTACCGTCGGTGAACTTCTTGTTGAGAAAGGTTATCATAAAGATAGTTTTGCTGCACCTTTAAAAGATGCTATTTCAATTATGTTTGGTTGGCCACGTGATCTATTAGAGGGTGATACGGAAGTATCGCGGAAGTGGAGAGAAGAACCTGATAAGTTTTGGAGTGATAGTTTTGGGAAACCATTTACTCCAAGACTTGCTTTACAGTTAATGGGAACAGAAGCTGGAAGGGATGTATTTCATCCAGATATATGGGTTCTTTCTCTTTTAAATCGGTCAGGTGGTAAGAATGTTGTTGTAACTGATGTACGATTCAGGAATGAAATTAATTATATTCAGAAGAATGGTGGTACTGTAATAAGAGTCCGAAGAGGATTAGAACCTATTTGGTATAATGATTATTATGAATATAATGTGAATAATGGTCCAAAACCTAATTATGATGTTCATTTATCTGAGACAGATTGGATTGGTTGTAAGTTTGATCATGTTATAGAGAATAATGGAACAATACATGAATTAGGAGAAAAAGTAGATCAGATGTTGCTTTTTCTAAAGAGGTGAGTTATAATACTATTTTATGAGGTAAATTATGAAACTATCTGAAAAAACTATTGAAGTATTGAAGAACTTTTCTAATATTAACACAAGCATGTTCTTTAGAAAAGGAAATGTTATGAGAGCAATTGATGGTGAAAATGCCATTCTTGCAGAAGCAAAAATTGAAGAAGAATTTCCATCTGATTTCGGAATCTATGAACTTAATCAACTGCTAGGCATTCTTTCTCTTCATAAAGAACAGCCAGAAATCAATATCCAAGGTAATGATCTTATTATCACTGGTTATGGCGGTAGAAACAAAGTTGTCTATCGTACTTGTTCATCAGAATTGATTAAAGTTCCTCCAGTCAGTACCATTGATCTTTCTGATCCACAAGTATCTTTTGTTTTGACAAAAGAAGATTTTGATTGGGTCATGAAAGCAAGTAGCATTATCTCTGCACCTAATATCATCTTTACAAGCAATGGCGATGATATTTCTGTGGTTGCAACCGATCTGAAAGATGATTCGGCCAAGAGTAATGAACTTGTTATTGGTAAAGGTAATGGAGATACTTTCAAGTTCAATCTTAAGACAATGAACATGAAAATGATTTCTGGCAATTATGATGTATCTTTGTATGCAAAAGGTTTCTCACACTTTAAGAACAAAGATACCGAAATTCAGTATTGGATTACTGTTGAATCTGGTTCTTCTTATAACAAGAAGTAATTTTATTTTATATTATGTTTATTGTGAGGTTATATGAAAGATTTCTTGTGGGTAGAGAAATATAGACCTAAGACTATTGAAGAATGTATTCTTCCTGATAGGCTGAAGAAGCCTTTTCAGGAGTATGTAACACAAAAGAATATACCCAATCTATTGCTTTCTGGCGGTGCTGGTGTTGGAAAGACTACTGTTGCGAAAGCAATGTGTAATGAGATTGGTTGTGATTATATTGTTATCAATGGTTCAGATGAATCAGGTATTGATACGTTCAGAGTCAAGATCAAGAATTATGCATCTTCTTTATCTTTTAAAGGTGGAAGAAAGGTAGTTATTCTTGATGAAGCTGATTATTTGAATCCAAATTCAACACAACCTGCATTGAGAAATGCGATTGAAGAATTTGCTTCAAACTGTTCATTTATTTTCACTTGTAATTACAAGAATCGGATCATTGAACCTCTCCAGTCTAGGTGTGCTGGTGTTGATTTCGGATTGAAGAATGGTGAAAAAGCTGCAATGGCTACAGCATTCTTCAAACGAATCCAGAATATATTGGAATCTGAAGGTGTTGAGTATGAGAATGCTGTAGTTGCTGAGTTAGTCAAGAAGCATTTTCCTGACTTCAGGCGTGTTATTAATGAGTTGCAAAGATATTCCAAGTTTGGTAAGATTGACACAGGAATTCTTGCACAGATTAGTGATATTGCTATTAATGATTTGATCAAGTTTCTTAAAGAGAAAGATTTTGGTTCTTTAAGGAAGTGGGTTGGATCTACAGAGATTGATTCTAATGTTATTTTTAGGAAGATTTATGATAATATGTATCAGTTTCTCAAGCCTCAATCAATTCCGAGAGCGGTATTGATACTTGCTGATTATCAGTATAAATCTGCATTTGTTGTAGATCATGAGATTAATATGGTTGCATGTTTGACTGAGATTATGGTTGAATGTGAATTTGTATGAACCCGTTTGATTATGTAAATGAGATCCTTCAAGGAAAGAAGGATCTCATTGTGGATGAACTATCTGAGAAAGAATATAACCCTTTTTTGACAAATCGTAGTCTTTCCTATCATAATGATTGTATCATGTATGCCAATGAAATGAACCAGAGGCATCATCTTAGTAAAAATATGCAGAATCATTTTTTACTAAATACAGTCAGAGCGCGAAAAAGGCGCTTTATGAAGTGGGTAAAGCCTGTAAAAAGTGAAGATTTGGCATGTATAAAGACTATATTCAATTATTCTGATGCTAGAGCCAGAGAAGCACTTGCCCTACTTTCTGAAGAACAATTACAACAATTAAAAGAAAAAGTAAATAAAGGTGGGCTTAAAAAATGAGCGATATTTTCAAAGGCATTGGAGTAGAAATATCCCTTGATCAAGAAGATGACTTTCTAAAAGTCAAAGAAACTTTGACAAGAATGGGTGTTTCCTCAAGAAAAGATAAGATTTTATACCAATCATGCCATATTCTACACAAACAAGGTAGATATGCAATAGTTCATTTTAAAGAACTATTCTCTTTGGATGGTAAATCTTCCAGTATTTCAGATAATGATATTGCTAGAAGAAATAGAATTGCTAAGTTATTGGAAGAATGGAGTCTTGTTAAGATACTAGATACTGATATCGGTGAGGATGAATATGCACCATTACACCAGATCAAGATCATTTCATTCAAAGAAAAAGATGATTGGAAACTTGTAAGCAAGTACAATATAGGAAAAAAGAAAGCTGTATAATTGGTGTTAGAAAATGAAAAAGCAAGCTGTGAAATTGAAGAATATCTTCAGTGGAGATATTGTATTGTGTTCAGATATAAGAGAAACAGTACAGACAGATGATAAGACATTTATTAGGGTTTTCAAGGAAGGAAACCCTAACAGGACTTTTTTAGTCAACCGCGAAGCATTTGTGGTTGCTAAATAAGTTTGCGATGCCTAATGGATCGCAAAATTTAATCTCGCTTAAAAGGAGCTTTATATGAATATCGGTCGTATTACATTTTCCCCTCTTCTACCTCGTACTATTGGTTTTGAGACTATTCTTGATGAAATGGAAAGAATGATTGATTCAAAAGCTGAATCAGTTTCTTATCCTCCTCATAATATTATTCGTCTTGATGAAAATCAATATATGGTAGAACTAGCCGTCGCTGGCTTTTCTAAAGATGATATTTCCATTATCGTTGAAGATAATGAATTGATTATCTCTGGAAATTCTAAGCCAGAAGATAAAAACAATTTCATTCATAAAGGTATTGCTACAAGAGCATTTACTAAATCAATTCGCCTCGCAGAAACATTAGAAATTCGCGGTGCAGAATTAAAAGATGGTATTCTTCGTATCGCCCTGGAAAATGTCGTTCCAGAACATAAGAAACCACGCAAGATTGAAATTGGAAATAATCTATCTTTTGTTCCTAAAAAACTCTTGACAGAGTAAAAAATATGGGAAAAGTCAAGAATACCACTTGACTTTTCCCTTTCATTGTGATATAATATTCATATCATGCAAACTTATATTCCAGATAATTGGGTAGTCCTCAAGTTCAGTACACATTATCGTGTTCTGGCTGGATGGACTGGTGATTATGTAAATCCAGATTCATGGCAATTGAATTCAGGTATTCTCTCAGTTGAAGAAACTGAAGATTGTTTCTTATTTCATGGCTATTCAGGTAGTGTATATCAATGTAATAAAAATAGATATGGTATTAAAATGAATACTAGCCATATCTATGAAAAATTAGTACAACAACATAATGCTGAATTACTGAATGAAAATAGTAATTGGAAAGAATTGATTGATAATGCGCCTCGCCATAGCGTCTGATATTCATCTGGACTTTGGTTCTTATAACATCAAGAATGATCAAAATGCTGATCTTTTGATTCTTGCTGGTGATATTCTTCCGACTAATACTTTTCTAGAAACTGTTTCTAAAGAGTTTCCGAAAACTATTATGATCATGGGCAATCATGAATTCTATAATGATTACTATGATTCTGCTGAAAGTAGAATTAGAGAAATGGCATATCAATACTCTAATATCCATTTTCTTGAAAAAGAATGTATCATTGTTGATGATATTACTTTCATTGGAACTACTCTTTGGACTGATATGAACAA